GCAGAGGAGAACTTTCCTAGTGGGAGGTTTATTGTTAGTGACGTCGCTGACGTTCCTCTATTTGAAACTTTTGATACTATTGTACTTTGTGGGGTTGTTAACTATTTTACTGACTTATCTCCCTTAAAAAAGGAAGTTAAGAGACTTGGCACTAGTTGTACTAGAGTGCTAATTACTATTAACGATCTTCGTGGATTAAACAAAAGATACTGGGATATTAGTGCTGTTATGAAGGAATTTAGCCAGTGGGGGGATTTAAGAAAAGCAAACTTTTACGATGAAGTTGGTTGGTTGATAGAAGTTGTGCTTTAAGTTATACTGATTTATATGGCAACAAGTGAATCTTCATTTTTAAAATCATTAGCAAGCAAAGAATCCTCTCTTTATAAGGTTATAGATGGTGTAGCAACAGATGAAACTAAATCCGATCCTGTAGATACATTTTTGGCGGATGCAGTATCTTTAATTGTTGTTACTAGTGCAGGTACTTCAGGGGGTGTGGTAGAGATTGAAGGATCAGTAACTTCAGACTTTACGGGAACCTGGAAGTCTTTAGGTTCTATAACAACTTCAGCAGCTTCCACAACTTATATTACATCACTAGCATTTGCAAACGCAGCGGCCGCTTTACCAGTTCCCTTCGTGAGGGCTCATATATCTACTGGTATAACTGCTGGCACAGTGGACGTATACATAATGGTAAGAAGATAAAGTCCGTGGTATAGTGGTTAGGAAATTAGATGGAAAAAACATTTTATCAGACATCTGACATAAATTTGGCATCAGCTCTATTATCAGTAGGCTTTGGTGTAAAGGGAATCAACTCATTAAACCCCACGAGGGTTATATTCTTTTTTGACGAGGAAGAACAGCCTGGACTCGAATCGGCTATTGATGATTATTGGAGAGGAAGCCTAAAGGTTGATCCTAAATATTTTATGAATTGTAGACGTGATTTATTAACTAGAATTAAAGAAGAAGGTAATTATTTTAAGGAGTAATTATGTTATATAGAGTTTTAAAAAATCCAACCAAAGTAGATATAGTAGACTACCCAATCGAGGAGTATCAGATGGGCGAGGATGGGGAAGTTCTTGTAGATCTTGAAAACCAATCCCCTATTGGAACAGGAGCAACAAAAACATGGTCTTTAGCAGGGGGGGAAACTTTGAGATTTCCTAAGTACGTAGCTGACATCTTAATGGATAGATTTGGCTTTTTAGAAGAGACATTTAGAAACATCAAGACTGACGCTGAATCCGAAATAGCACCAGAGATTGAGATTTCAGACGGAACTATAAAATGCCCAGTTTGTGAAAAATCTTTAATGAATATAAAGGCTTTAGGCATGCATATGGGTTCCAAGCATCCTGAAGAATTGATGAAAGTAAAACCAGAGGAGACTCCTAATGGAGAACATTCTGAATGATTACGTCGGGGAATTTCGGGGACATCAAGAACCCAAAGAAGAAAAGGGGATTAAGACGGCAGTACCGAAAATCTTCGATTACAGGGAGAGGTTCAAAAAGAGGGAGTTAAGAAACTCTGACGTTTCTACCATTCCTCATACTCCAAGGATCTTAGATTCCAACGGAGATATGGACCAAATAGATAGGATAGCAGGGGGAGTATTCTTTGGACCAGGTACAGAGATAGACTTTTAAATTAAAATTTAATTGAAAGGTAAATGAAATGGATCAAAAAGAAAAACCTAAAGTTTCGATTCTAACAACTTTTTATAATTTAAATACAGAATACTCACTTTGTACTGTAGTTTTGCAACAATTACAGGCTTTAAAAAAGAACGGGTTTGACCCTGTACTTTTTGTCTTAACTAACTTCTCTGGAGAGGTACCTGAGGGCGTCGAGGTACGTAAAGTCATCCCACAACTCATTCTAGAGCCTTACGGAAGAAACGACTTATCTCATTATGAAGAGGATGTAAACAAGGCTTTAGAGGCTATGGAACAACATATGCTCGATATAGACGTATGTTTAACTCACGATATTATCTTTATAAACAGTTATCTTCCCTATAATGAAGCATTAAGACGTTCAATTAAGGGGAAACTCTCTCATATTAAATGGTTACATTGGATGCATTCAGGTCCTTCAATAAGACCTCAGATGGATGGGTCTCCGTATGACAATTTATATACTCTTCCTGACAATTCACGACTTATATATATGAATTATACAGATGCTTTAAGAGCTGCTGAAATGTATGGAGTGTTTCCAAAAGACGTTAGAACAATTTTTAATCCTATGGATATTCGTACTTTGTACGACTTCCATCCTCTATCTTGGGAACTTACAGATCAATATGATTTGATGAATGTGGATGTAATTGACGTCTACCCTCTATCTTCAACGAGGATGAATGATGCTGGAAAACAGCTTTCCAAAGTTATTTGGGTTATGAGTCATATTAAAAAGATGGGTAAGTCTATAAGAATAGTTGTTTGCAATGCTCACGCTAATGCACAAAGGGAGAAGGACGAGATTGAGCGAATGTATCAATATGCAGCAGAAAAAGGAATTGAAAGACGAGAATTGATATTCACTTCCAAGCATGACGTTCCTAAATGGGAACACGGAGTACCACACAAGGTAATTTCAGACATTTTCTTATTAAGTAATATCTTTATCTTCCCATCTGTGTCTGAAAACTGTCCTTTAGTATTACTAGAGGCTATGGCAGCAAAGAACCTTCTTGTTTTAAATGCCAATTTTCCAGCTTTTAAAGATTTTGGGCTTGAGAACGCCATGTATTTTAACTTTGGTTCTTTAGTTCAGACTCCTAATTTCCCTTGTGGGGAAGACAGATATATGGAGGATGTCGCTAAACTAATTATCTCGGAACTAAGTACTAACAAAGTCTTAAACGCTAATACGAGTTTAAGAAAAAGATTTAATTTAGATTATATATTTGAACAGCAGTTATCTACTGCAATAATGGAGATGTACTATGGAAACTAATGTATCAGCAGAGATTTCTTGGTTAGATAAGATTGTCAAAAGGTTTAAGGAGAAGGGAGTTACGATTCCTCCTTTACAGAGAAATATTTATCAAGCAGTGATGAATCACTTTGCGTCTGGAAGAACAGTGGTAGATATAGGCTGTTCTATAGGTATAGGAGCTAACGTAATGTCCCAAACTGCACGTCATGTGTGGGGAATAGATGTAAACGAGGAAAGTATTAACTTTGCTAAACAAGCCTTTGAAAGAAATAACCTAAGTTTTGATTTATACGATATTGAACATCCTACAACTAGAGAGTTTGCAAGATTTGAGCTTGTAACCTGTATTGAGGTGATTGAGCATCTTCAGGACCTTGAAATGGGCCTTTCCACGATAAAGAAGTTCTTTTCAGATGATTTACATACCGTAGGGTTTATTACAGCTCCTAATACAGCAAATGATGAAATTAGAGAAGTAGATGCTAATAACAAGCTTCACTTAAATCATTGGAATGCTGGAGAATTTTATGAATTAATGACTAAACACTTTAGGAGTGTAACTTTATTTTCAGCAGATAAAGTAGATATGTGGAATCAAGACGAAACTGTGGATGGGAACTCAAAGGACAGGTTAATTATTGCTCGTGTGGAGGGAGCAATTAATGGATAAGAACTATAGGGTTGGAATCGTAGGATATGGTGTAGTGGGAAAAGCGATTCATAAGCTTTTAAAGGCTGATGTAGTAGCCGTTTATGATCCTTTCTTAAAGAATGTAGGTGATGACTATGGGGTTGAAATAGGGAGAGATAAAAGTGATTTTAGGGATCTTGATCTTGTTGTTATCTCTGTGATGACCCCAACTGCCGAGGATGGGTCGTGTGATATAGATATTGTAAGAGATACGGTAGCGTGGTTGCATGAGATTGATCCGCAGGTAGTTATTCTTATTAAATCGGCCATTCCTCCTAGTAAAATTGCTCTTATTTACGGGTCCTATTACACTAACCGACCTCTACCAAAAATCGTAGTAAGTCCAGAATTTTCTGGGGAGAGTAAGTACTTTACCCCTTTCTGGAAGTATCCCGATCCTAAGAATATGGAGGGTCATGGTTGGCAAGTATTTGGTGGGGATAAGAAAGACACTTCGCTATGCGTAGATATATTTAAAAGAAGAATGTCAGTAGATTGCCAGTTTATGCAAACTGATTACTCTACGGCTTGTCTTTGTAAATATATGGAGAACTCATTTTTTGCAACTAAGGTTACTTTTTGTAATATGTGGTTTGACATCGCTACAGCCTGTGGAGTGGACTACAACGAGCTTCGTGAGTGCTGGTTGGCTGATCCTAGAATCAATAGAAATCACACATTAGTCTTTCCTAAAGACCGTGGATACGGAGGGAAGTGTTTTCCAAAGGATGTAAAAGCAATTATTCAAGAAGCAAAGAACAACAAGGTTAATGTGGATCTTTTAGAAGCTGTAGATAAAGTTAATGAGGGATATAGAGATGGAGAATACTGATACATTAGAAGCTAAAATTCAAGATGAGATTAATACTATCCGTGAAAAGTATGGGGAAGTTAATCTTTTTGTTTCAGGAGGGATAGATAGTGGACTTTTAGCTGCACTTTCTAAACCTGATAGACTTTTTACTGTAAGAATTCCCTTTGATTCTCGTTTTGATGAATTTGAGGATGTTTTAAAAACTGTTAGACATTTAGGATTAGAAGATAGATTGACTATTGTAGACTTAGACCTTTCTAGATTCGATGAAGTAATGAAGAAGGCTGTTAAGGCCATAGGAAGACCAATACCTCATTTTAATATATTTCCTTTTTATATAGCTTGTGAAACTGCATCCAAGATGGGTATTAAACACATTGTAACTGGAGACGGACCCGATGAATCAATGTGTGGTTATACAAGACATATAATAATGAAATATTTATACGAAGCCTATGAGATAGAAGCCTTTGATAAATATGAACCAACTCTTGATAAAATATTAGGAGAACCAGACGAAGTTTACGCCAAAATTATAGGAATGGATAAAGATAAGGTTTCGGATATTATGGCTCCATACGAACTTTTGGACGGTATGTGTGCTGTAGATACGAAACTAATGAGGCCAGACATGGATGATATGACTGATGGAATTGCAAAAGCGTTTGGTATTACGATTCATCGACCCTATCAAGACAACCCTATGATGGATAGGGCGATGTTTAATCTTTTTGAAGAACAGAAGATTGTAGGAGAGTTTGGAAAGTTCTTATTAAGAAAAATTGCAGCTAAATACCTTCCATTAGACATTGCATGGAGAAAGCAAAAAATAGGAGGACCTCTAGTTCCTGTTAATCAGATTAAGGGTTGGAATCTAGAACCGTTTGATAAATCAATGTATTTAAAGTGGCAAAAGGAGATCTTAAATGGATAAATTTTGTTCAATTATAATCACACATTGGAGCATGAACGGAGAAAGATCCGAAATGCTCAAGGCGTCGCTTAGATCTTTATTTACTAGTACTTCTTATCCATTTGAACTTATAGTAATTGATAATGGTGGTAGTGATTCTGACTCGAAATTCCTATCAGGACTTTGTGAACAAGGTAAAATCAATACTTATATTAGAAACGCTAATAATATGTCTTTTGGATACGCTAGAAATCAAGGATTGGCGTTAGCACAAGGAGATTACATATGTATCTCAGATAATGACCTTTTATACAAGAAGGGGTGGCTAGAGGAGTCTGTGAGGCTCCTGGAGGCATTTCCAGAGGAGAAAATCTATACAACGCCTATTCACTACCCTACAAATATAATGCGTGAGAGATACAACGTAGGAGAATTGGAACTAGATGGAGTTAAATACCAAAAGAACATGCGTGCGGGATCAAACTGTTTTATCGCTAGAAGGAAGGATTTTGAACACCTTGGGGGGTTTATGACACATAGAATAGCTGGATCTAGATGGACTGACAACGCAGTGAGAGAAGGATATTCGGCTCTAGTGATTCCTGGTGAATTAGTGGAGGATTTGGGCCTTAGAAAAGGCTATAATCTTGGACAGTGGGTTCCTTTAAGAATAAAGCTTTCAAATGGTAAGGAAGTGTTTTTTAACTCTGATGAGGGAAAGGATATTTGTAATACCGAAGGATTTACACAAAGGAGGTTTAATGGAACTTTACAATAAAAAATATTTCGCAGGTTCTAGAAAGTTTCAAAAAGATGGAGAAAGACTAACCGAGTTAGCTTACTATATTATGCGTACATCTCCAAAGAAAGTTTTAGACGTTGGGTGTGGACTTGGTTTTCTAGTTAACAAACTAAGAGATCTTGGAGTGGAAGCCCACGGAGTAGATTTCGCTCTAGCCTTAAAAGAATTTTACTGGGACAAACCGTGGTTTAGTATCTCAGAGGCTAAAAACCTTCCTTTTAAGGATAAAGAGTTTGATGTCGTATTTTCTTCGGATTTTCTAGAGCACTTACCAGAAGAGAATATAGATGTTGTCGTTTCAGAAATGAAAAGAGTGGGAAAGGTTGTTCTTGCTAGGGTAGCCTATGAAGACAAGCTTACTCAGAGACAGGCCATGTATCATCTAACTAACAAACCTGAAGATTGGTGGAAAGAAAAATTGAAAGGAGTGGAACTGGTATGAAACTTGAGATTGGATGCGGAAGAAAGCCAAACCCAGGTTTTAAGACAATAGATATTGAGTCTTATGCTAATCCTGACTTCTTGGGAGATTTTAGAACTATGAGTTTTAGTGACGTTGAGGAGATATACTCAGCCCACCTCTTAGAACACTTTGATCGAAATGAAGCACCAGAAATCATTAAGCTTTGGTATTCCTGGCTTAAAGAAGGTGGAAGGATTGTAATTGAGGTTCCTGATTTCTTAGGTATCTGTGAACAAATGATAAATGACACTAACCCTAAGCATAGATATTGGCTTTGTAGACACGCTTTTGGTTCACAGGAGTTTGATTGGGCCTATCATAAGGAAGGATACTGGGATGATAAACTAAGTTCACTTCTTATCAATCAAGGGTTTAGAGTGCTAGGAATTTATAAAAAGATACGAAGGGGTTATTTACCTAATTTAATAGTGGAGGCAATAAAATGAAATATGATGGATCTAATTCGCCTGAGTATTGGAATGTATATTGGGCAAAAAGTAGAAGTAGATATGAAAAATATTGTATGGTTAGAGCAATAGAAACCGCCAAGCGTATAGGAGCCAAATCAATATTGGATATTGGATGCGGAAACGGTAAGTTACTTGCTCAACTTCCTGAATTAGAACGATTAGGAATAGACGTTTCTGATGTTGGAATAAAGAGAATGTGGGATAGGTACAAGGTAAAAGGTATTGCTATGAGTGCATATGATGTAGATACTTTAAAAATGAAGTTTGATTTAGTAACTATGAACCATACCCTAGAGCATATACAGGAAGATGAGTTGGTACTTAGTAAATGCAAGAAGGTGTTAAACCCAGGAGGAACGATGTTTGTTGCTGTACCAAACAATATGTCAGGTCCAGAGTGCAGTGCGGAGCATATGAGAGCCTATAATAAAGAAACTTTAGGAGAGCTTATGAGAAAAGTATTTGGAAATTGTGAAATAAGTCATTTAAGAAATCGTCTATTTGGAGTGTCAAAAAATGAAGATAACCAGTAATACTATACTAAGAAACGATATGCCTTTTGTTGATATGGTGCTAAGAAATGTGGAACCATTTGTAGATGAGATGATAATCACCGTTTCTACTAGATCAGATGATGGAACTTTGGAAAAAGTTGAAGATTTTGCGATGGAGTTTCCCTCTAAGGTAATATTAGAGTATGAGACTGTAGAAGAACCAAGACTACTAACTCAAGTGAGGCAGCATCAGCTAGATATATCCCATAGTGAATGGATAATGTTTGTCGACGGGGATGATATGTGGTTTCCAAATAGGCTGTCGTACGTCATATCCCTTCTTGACAATGATATTGACGGATTAGCAGTCTCACCATATCAACTGATAGATTTTGAGCATTATGATCGTCAATGGACACATATGGGGTTCACTAAGTTTTTCAAAAAACAACCTGGAGTGCATTATGAGGGAGGTTGGCCTCGTGATTTGATCTATAAGGACAAAGAAATGCTCTACTGGAAAACTAACCCTAGGGTTCCAATGTTACCTTGTATGTTTTACCACTTGTCTCACTTAAAGAATTACTCGTTTAGAAAAGAATCTTGGGCTAAAGAATTTAAACAGAATGTAGGAGAGACTATAAAATTTAACGAGCTAAATAGAAAGGATATTGAAAAGATCTATGGATGTATTAGAGAAAATAAATGAACAGGGAGTAAGTTTGGTAATTGGGGCGAGAAATGAGTTTCCTCAAGTATGTATGACCATAGCCTCTTTAATGGAGGATATGTATTCATCTGGAATAACTAAATTTGAATTTATTCTTATGGACAACGGCTCAGAGGATGAAACCTCAAGATTCTTTGCCTGGAAACCTTCGGAAAAAGGAAAGTTTTGGAAATACGAATATTCTCCTAGGGGTCTTGTAAATGAAGGTTTACTTAGAATATTTTATGACCCAGTACTCTCAAATGTTGGCACTCGTAATAAAGGAGTGCTAAAAGCTAAATATCAAAATATCATTTTTAGTGATGCTCATATTACAGTTCGTGCAGGTACAGTAAAAAACGTACTGGAAACCCTTATAGAACATGAAGGAATCGTTCATGCACCTATTTCTTGGATGGGGGCGTCTTGTAACAATCCTCAGGCTGGCTACCAGTATTCTTACAAAGTAGGCGAGAAAATTTGGGGTACGTGGAACAAAGTTAAAGTAGCCGACACTCCTTTCTATATCAGCATATGTGGGCATGCTTTCATAGCGGTTAAAAAGAAACAGTTTTTAGAATTTAAAGGTTATCCTCTCGCACAACGAGTCTACGGAGGAGGAGAACCTTACCTTGATACAAAGTACTGGATGCTTGGAAGTACGTCCATGATGGATCCTAGAGCCTTGGTGTACCATCTTTCAGCAGGTAGAGGGTACTCTTGGCACAACCACGATTTGATTCATAACATGCTTCTTGTTTCCTATATATTAGGAGGAGAAAAGTGGTTAGATCGTATAAGAATTACTTATCTTAACAGCGAACGAATCAATCATGCATATCTTAATCTTTTAACTAAAGAGGCTTTAGAAGAAGCTAAAGAAGACTTTGAGTGGCTTCAAGCCAATAAAAAATATGACTTTGAACAAGTTCTAGCTTTGGATGATTATGAACCAAAACTTTATCCAAGATGTGAAAAGTGCACTAAAAGAGGCTATTCTGATCCTCACGAGATGAGACCTTGGGATTATCTTAATGAACAGTTACACGGAACTCACAGATCCTTTGTGGCCGAATTTAAGCTTAGGAAAGATGAGAATGGAAACATATTCATAGGTAATACTCCTATTGTTGTCCCTGAAGCCATAGAAATAGCAAACAAATATCTTTAATCTCCTTTTAACCCCAACTACAAGTTATACTTAGATAATGTCAACTACTGTTAACTATCAAGTAGGAGCAACTGCTGATGATGGTATCCAAAATGGTCCTGGTGTTACTTTAGATGGTACTACTGTAGATTTTGCTAATTATACTATGTACTCTGGTGTTAGATTTACTGGAGTAGCTGTACCTAAAGACGCAACCATAGAATCTGCAACCTTACAATTCTACGTTCAAAGCACTGATTGGGGTGCAGATGTAACTGGAATGAATGTTTGGGGTGTTGATGCAGACAATTGGGCAACCTGGTCATCTTCTAATTCTTTTGATGCTGGGCATACAGCTAAAACAACAGCCACTATCCTTTTTCCGAAGGCTGACTTAACTTCGGGGGATTGGAGAACCTCTCCAAGTATTTCTTCTATTATTTCTGAAATTACTTCTAGGGAGGGTTGGGCGTCTGGTAATGCAATGGCTTTTACTACCCTTTATGCAGGTGCAAATCCAAACCCTAATACATGTTTATGTAGAGCATGGGACTACGCAGGAAATGTTAGCGGAGCAAAATTATCTATTACTTATGCGTCAGGTGGTGCTACCACAACTTCAACAAGTACTTCTACGTCAACAAGCACTTCAACATCTACTTCTTCTTCTACCAGTACTAGTACTTCTACGTCGACATCCTCTTCTTCGACCTCAACTAGCAGTTCTTCGTCTAGTTCGAGTACTTCTACGAGTACATCCACGTCTACTAGCTCCTCTACGTCGTCAACTTCTAGTTCTTCAACTACAACCTATTTTACTGAGGTAGAAATTTATTCAAGAGGGGATTATGCTTCGCTCCCATCAAACAATACCAATTTAGAAAACGCTTTTTCTTATCAAGAATATGTAGACGTATCAACGGATAACGGAGTAAGAGTAGAACAAACGGCTACAGAACAGTATCCTATATTTGAATTTAAAAACAAAATACCTTTAGGCGTTACATCTACGACTGGGACATGGAATGGTCAGGTGTCTATAGATCCTGTAACAAACCCAGTAAGACTTCAGGCTTATAACAGGGACACTCTAGAGTGGGAAACAAAAGCTTCTAACAGCGTAGCATCAGTAAATACTGATTTTAACCTTGTTTGTGCTATTGCTGATATTACAAATTACATAGATGAAAATAGGTGGATTAGTTTTAGGATTTACCAGGAGAAATAATGGCTCAAGAGATACTTACAGGATCAACATCGGATTGTAGAATAAACTCGGTTGCTAGCACAACATGGGCAACTGCCAAAGCTACCACTACAGGTACTACTGCCGATGTTGGTGCTGCTACAATGTATCCTGGTACCAACAAAGAATCTGGCACTAACAATTACGTTGTGAGAAGAGCATTTATGTTCTTTTCTTCGTCTCATTACGCCTCTTCAATAACTAGTGCTACGTTTGATTTTCGTGTTACCGCCTATAGTGCAAACAATACTTTTCATTTAATAGCTTCTGCACAAGCAGATCCCCCAGTTGGAGGAGATTTCGATGCAGTTACGCTTACCTCCCTAGGTTCAGTCTCGGTAACTGGCAACGGGGCTTATCAAATAACTTTAAATGCAGCAGGTTTAACTTATCTAGCAAGTAAAATGGGAACGGTTGTTAAATTAGCATTAACTGATGCAAGAGATGTGGATAACTCCGCTCCTGCGGATAATACTACCTATTATGCAGGTATAGCATCAGCCGAAAATGCCACAGAGTCGTATAGACCTAAATTAACAATAAATTATAATCCTACTACAACAACCTCTACAAGTACTAGTACTTCAACGTCAACGTCTACCTCAACTAGTACAAGTACAAGTTCTTCTTCTACTAGTACTTCCACTTCAACAAGTACTTCTACAAGCACGAGTACGTCTACGTCCACTTCCAGCAGTTCTTCGTCCTCTAGTACAAGTACATCGACCTCAACGAGCACATCTACAAGCACATCGACATCCACGAGTACCTCCAGTAGCACTTCTTCATCTTCCACTAGCACAAGTACTAGCACATCTACGTCAACGAGCACTTCTACATCAACTTCTACTAGTAGTAGCTCTTCATCTTCAAGTTCAAGTAGCTCAACATCTACTTCTACAAGTACTTCAACTTCTACTTCGACGAGTACGAGTAGTTCTTCTACAACAACAGCACCTCCTATAAGTTTTTCTTTAAAAACAGATTCCTGGACGCTTTCATATACTTACAACACCACAACATCCTCTAGTACTTCCACATCGACGTCAACATCAACCAGTACGTCTACATCCACTAGTACTTCAAGTAGTTCTAGCTCCAGCTCAACATCTACTTCTACAAGTACGAGTACATCAACAAGTTCTTCCACATCAACCTCATCAAGCTCAAGTTCTTCTTCTATTAGCACCAGTACATCGACTTCTACGAGTACAAGTTCAAGCACTTCCTCATCTAGTAGTACAAGTACAAACACTAGCACCTCAACGTCTACAAGTACTTCTACCAGCAGTTCTTCAACTTCCTCAAGTACAAGTTCAAGTAGTAGTTCCAGTAGCACCTCCAGTTCAACGTCTACTTCGACTTCCACATCTACAAGCACTAGCACAAGTACATCCAGCTCCACTTCAACAAATTCTTCTACATCTAGTTCTACAAGTAGCTCCTCGACGTCTACCTCAACTTCTACTTCTAGCAGTACGTCTAGTTCCACCTCTAGCAGTACAACTACCCCTGGTCCTACGGAGACATCTTCTACGTCGACAAGTACTTCAACCTCGACCTCGACAAGTACTTCTTCTAGTACTTCAACGAGTTCATCATCTTCTAGCAGCAGCTCATCTACGAGTACCAATACGTCTTCTTCAACCTCATCTTCTACTTCTACAAGCAGTTCAACGACTTCAAGTACGAGCAGCTCGACATCTACTAGTAGCTCAACCTCTACGTCAACAAGCACATCAACTAGTACGTCAACAAGCTCAAGTACTAGTACGTCCTCTAGCAGTAGTAGTACATCCTCTAGTACGAGTTCCTCCACCTCTACGAGTACTTCGACATCGACCTCTACAAGCACTAGTAGCTCGTCTTCTACAAGTAGCAGTACTTCATCTACTATTAGTAGTACAAGCTCTTCAACGTCTAGCTCTACCTCGACTAGCAGTTCTACAACTAGTTCCTCAACTTCAACAAGTACATCAACTTCTAGCTCTACATCCTCTAGCTCTACGAGTTCCTCCAGTACGACAACAAGTTCTATAACTATCTCTAGTACCTCGACAAGTACTTCTACATCGTCTTCAAGTACCTCCAGTACAACTTCTTCGTCCAGCTCTAGCACTAGTAGTTCAACTTCTACAAGCAGTAGCTCAAGTAGCTCCTCTTCAACGTCGTCTAGTTCAAGTAGTACATCCTCTAGTACTTCTACTTCATCGAGTACATCAAGTACTAGCAGTTCTACATCCTCAAGTTCATCGACCTCTAGTAGCACAAGTTCCACCTCTACATCGACGTCAACAAGTTCAACTACAAGTAGTTCCACTTCTTCAAGTTCAACTACGACCTCACCTTTAACAGTAAAGAGAAGTGGAAGAATAGAGAAGGTTACTCTGTATGCAAATACTAGAACAACTACAAATGGAGGAAGGGTAAATAAAACTATTTCTATAGGATCTTCTAGAGTAATACTGGCTCCAGTAAGTGATTTATATGACGAAGTAGGAGCATACGATTCTACAAATCCTTATGATGGCGTCCCAACGGAGAAAGATGGTAGACTCACTGGAAGACTAAGAAAGGAAAAATTGGGGGTGAGAAACAGAGCACCTGTAGCTTAAGGGTAAGTTATACTATATCTATGATTAATTTTCCTACCAGTAAAGATACGTTGGTAAACCCAAGTTCAACAGATCCCCGAAACAATCCTTCTCTAGCAGGAGAGATCTCGGATTTAAATGATGCTGTGGAAGCCTTGGAAACAAAGGTAGGAATAGACTCTTCTGCTGACCTAACTTCCTTAGATTACCTATCAAAGTCCTTTTATGAAGGTGTGTTACTAAATGGTCTAATATCGGCAACTGTTTCTGGAGGCACACTAACGGTATCTGTTAAGGGTAAGAATGGATCTGATCCTTCATCTACCAATCCAATCATATGCATTATAGGAGGAGTAATAAGAAAAATCACTGCTCCTCTTTCTTCTTCCCTAGCTAGTGGAACAAATTGGTTTGGATCTGGAGGAACAATGTTAGCCGCCATAGAGAGGGATTACTTTACCTACCTCGGATACAACGCTACGAATGGAATTACCTTGGGATTTTCTCCTATGTCTTATATCAGGCAATATTCCCACTTTTCTACTACTTCCACTAACCAAGCTTACGGTGCTGTTTCCACAACAACTAACGCTTTAGCAACGGATAGTTATAATGTTATAGGAAGATTTGCAGCTACTTTAAGTGGTACTCCCAACTTTGTATGGAGTGTTCCCACGTTTACTCCTAATAATTTAATACAACGTCCTATCTACGATTCCAGATGTTTTGATTGGGTAGCAACAGTAGCATTTCCAAGTGCAGGGGTTGCTCCAAGTACATTGGATTCCCATGTATATAAATACAAAATATCTTATAATTATTTAGCATTTAGCTTTTTAACAAGTTATACGAATGCAGGGACTAATGTCATATACTCTCAGCATTCTCTACCCGTGGCCACATCCGTTACTAATTTGACTCTTAATATAAACCACGGTATCTCTAATACGTCTATGATTGCCACACAAGGATACTACTACAATGGTAATGCCGAAGCTGTTGGAACTGCTGGAAGTTGGAATAGATTTCAAGGTAATGGGTTTATACCAATTCTTTAAGTTATACTATATCTATGAGTGTAAAACTATTTATTCAAAATCCTGACCTAACTAATGAAGAAAAGACTTATTTAACCTCCGACTATTTATCAGGTACTTCACTAACAACTAGAAACAACGAAGGATTTACCTTGCAGTGGTTTGCAATAGTAGGAGAACCTGGTCAAAAACAAACCGAAGGAAAGCAAGTCTCCTCTCTAACAGGAAATGAAACTATCGTTTTATCAGGGGCGTTGAAATTTTCACATACTAAATCTTGCCCTGTTTACCTTTCACAATGGGATAAAGTATCTGTAGAACGCTCTACGACTGAGACAGGAACGTTTACAGCAATAACTGATAGTCCTTTTTCTATAGAATGGGATGATGAAGGGTTAAGTTCTACTATACCAGACGCATCAGGAGCTACAACCGATTTTTATAGATGGAGATTTTACAATTCAGTCACGGGGTCGTATTCCACTTACTCAGGAGTTATTTCTGGTGGTGGATTAGACAGAGATCAAGCTGGATATATTATAGAGAAGGTAAGAAAAAACCCTGCAACTACGGGAGTCTCGGATCAGACAATGTATGACTATATGAACGATTTTCAAGATCTTTGCTACGAGGAAATGCCTGAAGCATGGTGGTTTACAAGAGAAGGGACAGCCGTGGCAACAGCAGTAGATACCTATAAATACAGCATTTCAACTAACTGGTCTGATCTTTTATCAATAAAATACGTCTTATATAGATACGTAAACGGAAGTCAGGATACTACAGCACCTTTGCAATTTGTAACTTTACTAGAATTTTATAACTTTAAAGCAGATGCTAATCAAGCCAGTAATGACAACGTAACTAAATGGACTTTAATTCCTCCTGATTCAAGTTCAGCAAAAGGTTATATCGGAATTCATTCAACCCCTGCAACTGATGATTGTTCAATTAAACCCGTTTATTATATTGACCTTCCTGTAATTGAGTCTTTTGAAGACACACTTGTCATACCAAGGCCCAAAGCTTATGAGGACTACATTTTATATAGAATTTTTGAAGACATTAAACAGGATTCACAAACAGCTTCAACTTATAATGCAAGAGTTCAATCATCTATCATCGCTTTAAAGAAACGAATTAGAAGACAACAGGGGGATAAAACTTTATTTAGATTCAGAGGTCAAAAAGGATACAAAGCATTATTTAATGGAGGAGGGGTCTCTAGTGATACCTATAGAGAAAACTACTGGTAATGCCAACAACAACTAACGAAAAACCATTCCCTAAGACTGATCTTTCTGGGGGGATGCAAAGAAAAAGTACAAAATTTCTAAGGCGTGGTAATGAGTGTGACCTTGCAGTGAATGCTGTATTTGGAAGGATCGGAGGAGTAGAAAAGATACTAGGTATGGAAAAGGTTGGAAACACTTTAACTAGTGTTAACAACAGCACAACCACATCTACCTCCACCTCCACTACAAGCACAAGCTCCTCAACGTCCTCCTCATCTACTACGACAATGGCGTGAACACTTTAAGCTTACACGGATATAACAAATCAGACGGTACAGCAGATAAACTTATAGTAAATAGACTTGGTGTATTTAGAATCTACGAACCTACTACAAGTAAGTGGCCTGTTGTAAGTCCTGCAACTATAAGTACAACAGCACAGATTAACTCAACTAATTTTTTAAATCACGGATTTTTTGTAAACGGAGTAGATAGTAATCTGTCTTTTAACGGAACTTCGTGGTCAACAACAACTAACGTAACTGACTCTCCTATCGCTTCACTAATAGAAAATCACACATTAAGGGTTTATCTAGGATACGTTATTCTAAGAGGAACTACGTATAGGTCCCGTGTATGGTATTCAGATCTTCCTAAAAACAACGGTATAGTATGGGATTTTGAAAGTGGAACTAACCTATCTCAAACCCTCTCTTCAGCAGTTATCACCTCTTCTGGGTCGTTATTTATTACAAGAGGAATAAAAACTGGCGATCCTTTCTTTATAGAAAGTGGAACTAATGCTGGTCAATATACGGTAAGATCAGTAGACTCAGAGACTCAGATAACTCTAACCGCTACCTTAGCTTATACACAGAGTAATTCTAATTTTTGGGTAGGAGGTAACTGGTTTGACGTCTCAACCGATGATAGCGATTACTTAACAGGGTTTGGAAAAAACTCTAACGAACTTCTAATTTTTAAACGAAACTCTTTACATAAATGTCCTATAGTATCAAGTAACCCTTCTGGGATAAAGCCAGTAAAGGCTGCACCAGGAACTACATCAGGTAAGAGCATTGTTAATATGAATGAGTATACTTACTACTTTGCACCAAAGATTGGAATTATGAGATACGACGGAGTGCAGTCAATTATCCTTTCAAATGGTATAGAAGATGTTATAGATGGGGTCCTTTCAACTAATTATACAAGTGTGGTTGGGTGGTCGGTAAATAATAAATTAATTAAAATGTATCTTGGAACAGTGACTCTAAGAACTGGAGATACGGTAACAAATTGTGTCGCAATATACGATACGATAACAGAAACATGGTCATTACAATCTTTACCCTTTGCTATAGAACAATCTACTAAATGGTTTAACTCTTCAGGAGTTCAGGATACCTATATTAGCACTTCGGAGGATACAGTGCTAAAAGATAATACAGGGTATCTTTTTGACACATACGCTATTTCTTTTCAATACGAAGATGGACCAGTATTTCCCGAAGGAGAAGATGTCCTTGTAAATTTTGATCGAGTTAGATTTTTTATTGAAGATGGGCCAGATATTCAGGTTCTTTACAAGCTTTACTATAAGCCAACCTCAGACCCTCATAAGTGGGATATAGATGATGATTGGAAACCACTCCTTGGAACTTCCGATGGGGATAAAGTTGAGTTTACTTTTGACCCAAACGGGGAACGAAGAGCTTGTGGAGTACAGTTTAAGTTCATTGAATCTTCTAAATATAAAGGATTTTTAATTGAAAAGTATATAATTTATTATTCTAACCCATCAGTAAAATGACATACGATGAAATCGGATTCAACAAACTTCTATACAAGACAGATCTTTCCTCTTCTAATGGCGAATTATCCGAGGATCAATCTAATGCAGCAGTAACCTCTCTTTCAGGATCCGTCATTTCTGGTGGCACTACACAATCTACTTCAGGCAAAGTCACATTTGATTGGGACAACGGAACTCTAATCTTTTCAGACGGTGCTTTTCCTAGAATATTAATTGGCTATCAAGAGGGCGGTTTTAATACCGAGTAAAAATGGACTATGGAATAAAAGTATCCAAAGAGGGCTTTGACGTTTACACAGCCTTACCAAAGGATTTAATCTTTAGTTCTGCCTTTCCCTGTTTAAAAATTGTTAAGTCTGGAAAAAATACTTATACAGGAGCTACAGATTATACGATTGCACATGGAAACACTCTTCCAGTATTTGCAAAAATATATGACTATAGAAACAGCAAGTATGAGGAAGTACCTTATACTTTAGATTCCACCAATATTTACTTCTCGGTTGCTGCTCCAGCAGGGGTCTCTTCTGATGTTTATTACTTTATATGTCTAACATAGATAACGGAATAAAAGTAGCAAAATTTCTTTATAATGTTAAAGATGCAAAGCCTTGGAAAAACTTGGTTTATTCTCCCTATCCCCTTTTAAAACAAGCTTTATCTGGGTCAGGTAACTTAGTAAAATCAGCAGGAGATGACAACGTAACCGTGACAATTACACACAACTTAGGATATGTTCCTATTTGTTACGTTCTTGGAAAGTATTTAGATTACAATGGAGACATCACCAGTACTTATACCCAATTTTGCAAATTTGAGTATGCAGGGCTTCAGACCTACAACACACATTACTACTATGCAGACGACACAAATCTATATCTATATTTTTCTACTGTAAATTCTGCTGGCTCTAGTATTACCTTACCTTACTACTATTACATATTTTATGATGAGGATACTTTATGAGTTTTGTGCAACGTGTTTCGTACAACACAGATAATGCATATAAATGGCCTGGCAGCGGTACTTGGTACAATGCTGAGTTGGAGATAGGTAACACTGACTTTGGGGCGGAAAACGGTTATTTAAGATGGAGGAATGTAACCATACCAAATGGTGCAACCATCACCTCAGCCTATGTAACATTATCTAAATGGAGTGATATCACAGAAAATCTATCCTTACAGATAAAAGGTATTGATGAAGACAATACTGCAGACTTTACCAACGACGCTTCAAGTAGATCTCAAACAACTGCTTATGTTAATTGGGCTATAAGCACTGATTGGTCAGCAGATACAGAAAAAACTTCTCCAGATATTAAGACAGTCATTCAAGAAATTATAGATAGAGCAGAGTGGTCCTCTGGAAATTCTTTAGCAATTAGAGTAAATGACAACGGATCTTCCGCAGGTAATTACGGACAGTTCAACGCATACCCAGACGAATCTTCTTTAGCTCCTCAACTAACTATAAACTATAATGATCCTAGTACTACAACCACCACCTCATCTTCCACCTCATCTACCACAACCACATCTACCACTACTTCCACAAGCAGAACTACACTTAATCACGGAATAAAAGCATCTAAGGAAGGGTTTGATGTAGAAAGTGAAAAAAATCTAAAGAATTTTATTTTCCATTCTGCAAGAGGAGTTTATGGATTTAGAAGTATTCAAGAAGTAACTATCGTTACTAACGCTAGTGGGGAAGCAAGTGGAGAAATTACTCATGACTTTGGTTACGTTCCTCAATGCATCGTGAGTGTTCAAAATTATGATGATATACGGGTAATGGTTCCTAATGATTGGAAATACTACAGGTTGAATGGTTCCAAGGAAACTATCGAAGGAAGTGAGGGCTTTACTTATCAAGTAGATGCTACAAAAGTTTACGTCCAAGCGACGGTATCGGAATACAATATGGATTTAGATACCACAGACTACCCTAGTGGTCAGTCTTATACGTTTAGAATAATCCTTTTATTTAATGAAATATCGGAGGAGGTCTAGTTATAAGTTATACTAATACTATATGGCTCTAACAAAATTTCAAGATGCAGCAGGAAGAGAAGCTTGGTTGGACACATCGACCAATATGGTTTTTACGGAAGGTGGCAAAAATCCGACAAACTATACCAAAGACGCTTGGAATGCTAGACAAATAAAAAAGTATGGAGCTGGGGGGACGAAGGCTACTAGTGTTGCCGAAAAAACTGCAAATGATATTCTATCCGCTAGTAAGAAAGCGATAGAAGAGCAAACTTCCTATCTTTCTAAATATGTTAAAAAAAATCCCTTTGCCTTTGATGAAGCCTTAGCTGAACAATCCGCTAAATCTGAGTATGAACCTTATTACACAGAACTCCTACAAGACTATGTAAAAGGGATTGATCTGAGTAAAGAAACTGTTCAAACAGAAAGAAAGCTTCAACAGGAACTTCAATCCTATGAAACAGGTAAAAGATCTAGAGAATATACCCAAGCCGTAGCACAAGCTGAAGAAGGCTTTGCTGGTTCAGGTCTGTTTTTTAGTGGTATTAAAAACCGAGCCTTAGGTACACAAGAAGTTGAAAAACAAGCAGGGGATAAATATCTTCAAGCTGGTTATTCCGCCAAAGAAGCAGGGTTTCAAAATACTGAAAACTCCCTAGCGTTACAAGAAGAACAAAAACAACGGGACTTAGCAAGACAACAAGAAGAAGCCGTACAAGCAGGGATATTAACAAGACAAAACGAACAGTCTAAGTCTTACTACAATACATTAATTCAGGATTATAGTAGAAAGTTTGCAGGAAATACCTCCAGTAGTGCTTTATCTGGATACGTTCCTCAGGATTTTTTAAGGTATTAATATGCCAACACAGCAAGAACTAGATACAACAAAAGCTAAAGCAACATCGCTAGCCTCTACAGCAGGGGAGTATGCTGCTGGATCTAATGAAATTGAATCTATTTTAAAACAAAAGCTAACTGATGCTTATAAAGCAAATGAGGATATAGTAAAGCCTTTAGATACAGCAACGGCTAATTATTATCAAGCACCTTCTACTGCAAGAGAGAAGTATCAAGGTATTTTTAATCCTTTTTCAAGAGAAAAACTTGTTTCTCAATATACAACTAATCAAGCAATACCAATGCTTTCTTACTCTAATTTATATGGTCAGAGACAGGGAAGTATTGCAGATACAATAAATGCAGGAGTAGGTGGGTACAACGCTGAGGCTCAGAATGCCACAAACCAAGCAAACTTAGCTCAAAATGAATACGACCAAATGTGGAACGAATACCAATTCCAACAGCAACAGGCATTAGAGAGAGAAAAGATGGCACAAAAAGACGTTAAAGATCCATTTACTACCTTTTTAGAACTACAGGGGAAACTTAAAGGATTTGAACCTAACGCTACTATGGTAACTTCAGGACAGAACGCAGACACAGTTTTGAAAAATATAGATAACATTACAAATGCTGATGCTAAAGACTTGCAAGTTGCTGCAAAAATAGCAGCAAGCACAGGAGGAAATCTGTACGGAACAGTTGTTGGAACAATAGCAAAAATGAGTGCAACTCCAGCTCAATTAGCCTTAGCAGAAGACATGGTGAATGCAAGAAATGTTTTAAGACTAAGATTTACAGGAGCAGCATTCTCAGAGTCAGAGCGACCAGACTATGCATTCTTAACAGGTCAAGATCCAGTACTAGTATTCAAAGACCCGCAACTTGTTAAAAATACATTTGCTAAATTGAAACCTCAGTTTGAAACAATATCTAAATCTGGTCAAAATCCTTATCAAGATATAATCTCTGGATTAAATCAACAGTATCTAGGTGGCGGGGTGTCATCAGAGACAGACTCTATGCTAGATGCAATTTTAAGGGGGGAACAATGAACCCATTAGAAGAACGAATTGCAAGAGCAAAACAAGCAGGATTCACTGATGAACAGATTCAATCTAGTTTATCAAGACAAGGTTTAGTCCAATCTCAAGGTCAACAACCTACACAACCAAGACAACCTGGATGGGCTGAAAGAAACGCCTCCACGGTAGGATCTATAGCACTTCCAACTATAGGAGCATTTAGTACAGGTGGAGCCACTATCCCAGCTAGTGCAGCGTTAGCAGGTGCAGGATACGCTGGAGGACAGGGTGTTTCAAATGTTTTAAAAACTATCAGAGAAACTCAAAATCAAGGGGGTATCCAAGCACTTATAAAGGCTCTACAAGAGGATCCTAACGCACTTAGCACTATAGGTAGCCAACTGCTAGAAGCACCTCAAAGATTTCAAAATGAAACAACTAAAGCACAACTAGGTGGGGGAGCTACCGCAGGGATGAATTTACTACTTGGTAATTTACTTGGAGCTATAGCAAAACCTCTATTCGGAAAGACTGGAAAAGTTAAGCTAGGAACACCTGGACAAATTGCAGAATCCGCTAAAGAACAGATGAACACTGTATATGGACCAAAAATTGGAGAAATAATAAATCAAATAAAAGATAAAAGCATTGATGTAACAGACATTGTAGATAGACTAAATTCAATTAGAAAAGAAGCCGTGCTATCAGGAGACAAAGCAGCTGTAAGAGCTGTTGATGCTGTAATAGATAGAGTTATGCCTAAAAATAAGCCAACCTATATAGCTCATGGAAATGCTGCTAAAAATATTGAGGAGGCATTTGCTACTAAAAAAGCGTTTGGAAAAGATATTTTAAAACCAACAGGAGAAATTAGAATTTCAACAGGAAATAAAGGTTCTGTTACTAAACTTGCCAAAACCATTTCAGGAGATGAGATGCAAAAACTTATCATCGAAGAGGCTAAGAGAGCAGGGATTAAAGACGCTCCTAAAATATTTGAAAGATATGCAGCACTTGCAAAATTAGCAAATCAGATGAAAACCAAACCCTTTGGTGGCTATCAAGCAGGATATTTAATACCTTTAATCTTAGGAGGACTAATAGGTAATAACCCAGCATTAACAGCAGCAGGGGCAGCAACGGGAGCCGTAGCCATGCCCTATACTAGAACACTTATACCTCAAATATTGGGAAGGCTTATTGAAGGACTTAAATTACCAATAACGGCAGCAGGATCAAATCAGATTAATAAGTTACAAAATAAGTTATGAAAATAAACGAGACAACAAAAATGTTGTTGGAAAACCAGAAAGAGTTTTTGGAATCTCAAATTAAAAACAGGGAAATATTAACTGAAATGAAAGATGCTCTAGTTAACCTTAACGATACTAACGTATTACACTTAACTAAAGAAAACGATAGGTATGAAACAATTAGACAACTAGGACTCGCAGTTGAAGAGAGAAGTAAAGTGATGAATGTAGTATTTTTAATATTAACTGCTGCTATCGTAATACTCGCAGGTGCAGAGAAAGCGTTGCAAATTTTTAAAATTTTATGACAATCTTTGAATGGATGGCATTCGTTAGAGGTGTGACATATTTATGGGTTGCAGCCACCTCGTTTTCTATTTCCCAACTTTATAGAGACGGGTATAAAATAGCAAAGAAGGAAAGTGCTGTCATTACAAGATTAATAGCAATATTAGCATGGCTTCCAGTATTCTTTTTTTATATGGCAATCACCGCCTTTGCTCAAGCTTTTAATATAGATTATCATGAGATTATAGTTATATTCATCCCAATATTTGCAATACCCATTGGAATACTTTTAAATAAATTTCGTACAGAATCTATTAGAAGAAAAAAGAAATGAACATCTTAGACGAATTTATAAAAGAATACCTAGGAGTGAGATGTGGAAACACCACAGAAAATTTTGGCGAGTGTGTGGGTTTGTCCTCACTATGGGTTGACGAACTTAAACTTAGCCATGTTTGGGGCCATGCGAGAGATATTTTTAACAACGCTAGTAAAAACGAATATATAAAAGTTTCTAACGCTCCAGACTTATACCCTAACCCTGGAAACATAATTACATGGAATTCAACCATGGGAGGAGGATACGGACATATTGCAGTTGTAATATCCTCCGATCCAGTTTTAGATACCTTCACTGTGTTTGAACAAAACAATCCACTATTATCTCCACCACGAATTCACACGTATCAGGATTGGTCAGGAGTAATAGGATGGCTCAAACCCTTAGTTTTGCCAGAAAATGAATCTGGGGGCATTTTGGAGCCTTCAGAGACTACTTCTACATCGACTTCAACGACTTCATCTACATCTACTACCTCAGACTCTACGACTACATTTATTATTTATGAAAAACCAAAGGAGGTGTTTTTTATGTTTAAGAAAATATCAGAACTATGGAATCAACTTCCAAGTGAATTTCAAATTGGTTTCTATTACGCAGGAGCAATAGCTTTAAATGAAATTGCAACAGCACTTCTAGGAACAAAGCCTATTGACCCATTATCCATTGTGAAACTATTTGCAGCTAACTTAATAATAGAATTCCTAAGACAGTTAAAACCAAGAATAGAAAAAATACAGAAGTAGTACATAAATATGTACTATCTAAACAAACAAAAAACCCAGATTTAACTCTGGGCTTTCTGTAATGTCGATACCTAAGTCAAGCCTAAACCAAAAATGGATAAAGGCGAGACAGTTTCTTTAGGGGTAATGAGATTATACCACAAGGTTTAAAAATTAGCACTCATCTATATTCCAGTGCTAATACATGTTGTGTTACACTAGGTTTCAATGCCGATAAATTCTTTAAATCGATCTCAAATAATCAAGCTTTGTAGAGATATTAGATGTGAAAGATATAGACTGTTAGAAAGCCAACAAAGGCAAGAATCCCAAAAATTAAAAGACATGATTTTAGATAGAGATAGACTTCAAGGTTTGAGAAAACCTAAACCAAATAAATTTAAATTACCAAAGAAAAAAATACTGATTCAAATCCCTTCATAACTACTGGGCAGGAAGTTATGGGGGGTTTTGTTTCTAGTATTCCGACTGGGGGTGAATGTATGGAGCGTCGGTTCACAGAAAAATCCATACTACTAAACCGAGGTATATACCGAGGTAAGAACCAAAAAGTACAGGGGTAGTGGTGACCTATTTCGCCATCCTTTCTTCTGTCAGGCAAAATTGCTCTGCCAGTTTCTTATGGAAATGTAGTAAATTGGCCCAAGAAAAAATGGAAACAGCCAAAAGATACCAGAACTTCACGGGGGTTCTTACCAAGGCATGCCCAAGGTATAAAATTTAAGGAAATTTAATATGACAGAAAGAGAAAAAGATAGATACAATTTAAAGCTTCATTGGAAGGCATTAAAAGGTTCTGAAATTAAATCTTTAATGCGACAGTATTTTAAGAAACATGCAACTTCAGATTTGAAAAACTCAATACTAAGTGAGGAAGTAGAGGTTTTGTCTACACCTTTAGGCTTATGAACGAAAAGATAATCTATGAATTTGATTTAAATAATGTTGAAAAGATAAGATTTGTTGTAGGTACATTTAAGGGTAAAGAATATTACCATGTTAGGACCTACGCATTTACTACAGTTGGTGAGACAGGGTATTTACCTACTAAAAAAGGTATTACCATGACCAAAGAGGTATTAGATAAATTTTTTTTGGGCGTTTCAGAACTTAATAAACATATTAAGGAAGTCAAAAATAACTCTTGACACTAGTTCCATTTCTGTTAGAATGTCTACATATGAAAATACAAAAAAGAAAATCACGGGAAGTAACTAAAGCTAGAGATATTCAAATAGTTTGTGATTATGAAGCAGGTCTAAAGATTAAAGAGCTGAAGTCTAAATATGGTCTAAAAAGTCATCAGACTATATATGATGCGTTGGATAGGTATGAAAAGTATACAGAGAAGTAATTAATTAAGGAGAAATAATGCCAAAAGAAATAGTTAAAAAGGAAAGCAGTGAATTAGTTAAGTCTGATGGAGGACTTGGAATCAAAGGTATAGAGGGGTTCAACAGAATGGATCTTCCCGTTCCTTTCTTAAAACTTGTCCATCCGTTATCAGATAATGTGGAGTTGGCGTCAGGAAAAAGAGCAGACAACGGTACTTGGTTTAACACTAGTAAGCGTGAAGCCAAAGCGGAGATGAAGATAGTTATGTTCTACGCTAAGAAAGAGCAGATGACAGATATAAGAAACCCTGAAGTATTAAACACTGGAGTTCGTATTATGGCGGTAGATGTAGATGACTTAGAGTCTCCATTTGTATTCTCTCTAGTTAAGGGAGGGTATTGGACATACAAAACATTATTAGGAGCAATGTCCACATGGAAGTTGAAAAATCTTTGGGACAACATCGTAGTCCTAGGATCAAAGACAGCTCAGAATAAAAAGGGAGATAAGTTTTTAGTTCCTACAATGAGCCTTTCGGATCCACTAAATGCTAAACAAAAAGAGGTAGTTTCTAAACTTGCGGAGAGTTTTGATGCAAGAATGGATGGGATAGTAGACATTATTGATGACGCCATAGTTGATGCTGAGGTAGATAATTCAGTTCCAGAAGGAGAAGCAGTCAAGCCAGAAGATATTAAACTGGATGATCTTGACTCTGTAAAATAATGGATAGAAGAAAATTGAAATTGACAAAAGATTTATGTTATGGGGATTTTGTGAAGAAAGGAGAGAACGGATGGTGGGTACATGCTTTTCTAGAAGAAGAGTCGGAGGGGATACTACTTGAGAAAGGTGTTGTTCCGTTAAGGGTAATTAGAAAGAAAGCTAAGGTTATAGAAAAACCTAAGGAGTCTTTAAGTGGATGGGACTTTTTGTTAATAATTTTTGGTCTAACAGGGGCTATTGTTCTTGTTGCACTAGGATTGTCATTTAGATGAATATTAAAATTCAAGAACCTTATTGGGGGGCTTGGCAAAGATTTAATTGGGCAAAAGGTATATGGGGTGTTGGTATCGCTGTAAATGAAGTAGAGAAAGCTATTGTAAAGAAAGAACCTATAATAATTACAATTCATGGATTTAAAGAAAAGTATCAGATAAGCCCAACTACAGTAAAAAACTATGCCGAAAAGAACAATACTAAGTACTTGGCTATGTTTAATAGGGAATTATATGTAGTTCCACAGACAGAGTTAGAAAAATGCAAAAACATAAAACTAAAAAAAGGACAGAAAAAAAACTACTTTTAAAGAGAAAACCCTTACCAAAGCTAAAGAAAGAGGCATGGGGCTGGTTTTCTAAATGGATTCGCCTAAGAGATGCACTATTGACTACAGGAACAAAAGAATTTGTTAAATGTGTTACTTGCGATAAGGTGGCCTCTGTAAAGGAAATGGATGCAGGGCATTTTAAGCATAATAGATTTGATTACGATGAGAGAAACATACACGCACAATGTTCTAGGTGCAATCACTTTTTAAGTGGAAATGGAGCCGTTTATGCCATTTTTATCTTAGATACTTATGGTAGGGAGGTGTTGGACTATCTTACGAATAATAAGGAAACACGTATAGTTACTAGAGAAGACTACGAAAGGATTATAGACTACTACAAAGAAGAGTTTGAAAACATGTTAGAGAATAACTAAAAAAGTATTGACAGTAAGTGTAATAAGTATATAATATGGAAATGAAGAAAACAATCATAAAAATAATCTTAGTCCTAACCGTTCCTATCTGGTTTCCTATACTTGGATTTATTTTATTAAGTTGAAAGGATAAAATGACTAAAGAGAAACAAGCCAACATTAAGCTAAGTCTGTTAGAGTTACAGGCATTGTGTTCGACATTGTTGCATTATGAATTGACGCATACGGGAAGTACAAAGGGTGTAAGATATTGTGAAACTTTAAGACATAAGTTATTTAAGGCTCAAAATGCTTTGAAGAAAATAAAATGACTCTACCACTCAACCAACAAACAAGCTCATTAGAATACTCTAAAAAACTTAGAGAGTTAGATGTGCCTCAAAATAGCCAGTTTGCATGGGGGTTAACTAAGACGACTGGTGGTTGGATATTATTATATGAACTTAACAATGGTTGGGTATCTAAATCTGGTAAATGGTATGCAAGAGATGAGTTTGAGTTTGATGGCTCTGACTACTTTTATTCCGCCTACACAGTTGGGGAGCTTGGAGAGATGTTGCCAAACCCAATATTAGGAACGCAATATTACTTTCAAGAGATAATGGGGTACTTTTTAGACCATAGGACATATTGTGTGCAGTACACAAACATGGGGGAAGTATTACATATGACGATGGGAGATACCGAAGCAGACGCCAGAGCCAAAATGCTTATCTGGCTTATAGAAAAAGAACATTTAGATGTAACTAATTTGAAGAAAGGGGAATAGGGAATGAACGGTAAATTACTACTAAAATCTATCATAAAGGCAACATTCCTTACAGGGTTTGTGGCATTAAGTGTTGTCCTTTTTAAACTGTTAAATGATTGGGCGAGTACCTTTAGTGTTACCGAGCTTATCATTTTCCTACTTGTTTGTGTTGTTATTTCTTTTACTTTAATTATTTATGCCTTGGAAGCGTTCTAACTAATTTATAAAGAAAGGAATATTAAGATGAATGACTGGAGTGATCACATGGTAGATGCACTAAGATATGCATTTATTAGTGTAAGAAAGCCAATAGTTTGGTATAAAAGGTTGTTCTTTAATATTAGGAGATTCTTTAGGGCTTGTCGGAAAGCAATAGTGGCATTTTTCAAGGAAGTATTAAGTAACTAATTTATCTATAAAGGACTTTATGAACAGTAAATACAAAGAAAAACTAATAAAACTTGCAGAGGACTTAAAAGATGAAATGAAGCCTAAAAACTATATCTCTGACATAGCAAGCCAAGAACAAACAAATAACATTATTAGAAATGACGAGATTCGTGTTGGGAATAAGATCAACTACTTACTTGGGTATATTTTATCGCTGAAGGAACTATAAAGGACTTTATGAAAGACGAAACTATAAAGAAAATTGAATATACAGCCAAAGAAACATTCCAAGAATACCTAATGGCAAGGTGCATGGAAGATACCCACGCCTTAGATGATATGTTACCTGATGTTTACAATGATTGGATAACCAGCCAAGATGTTGAGGATATTATTGAGTATGCTGAAAAATGGAGAAATATAACCCCAACAGTAAGCAAGGTAGAAGAGGTAGAGGAGTTGAAGAAAACAGAGATATTTGAAAGGATTTACGATAATCCTAAAAGAGAAGACGGGACAGAAAAGCCAAACAGATCATTGGGGAAGTTCTACTTACTTGATGGGGATATGAACGATTATTCCTACGAGGTTTATGTAAAAGACTTGCAGGGAGTAGCTTATAAACTGATTGGTAAAGAGGTTTCGGGTTTTTATTATAAAGGTGAGGGTGGCACTAAACACACCTTAATCAGGTTAGATGAGTTGCCTGAAGTTAAAAATTATATTAAATACGCAACATCTCAACATGACAGGGATATAGAAGCAAAGATAATTGAGGACTTTTGCGAGTACATAGACGATAATACTGATGCCGAATATGTTGATGGTAGTGGCAAAGTTAGATTATATGAAAGATGGGCTAAGAAATATTTATCCCACCAAAGTTCTAAGGAAGGGGTAATAAAATGTCCTGAAGATATAGGTTACTGCCACTGTGATTGTCATTACTCGAAGACGGAGATGTTCACAGACGGATGGTGGGAAAGATGTATAGGCTGTAGAAGACTAAAGAAACCAAAGGAAAGTAGTAATTTAGATAGGAGGCAAGGATGAAAAATAAGGTATGTACTAAAGATGTACAGTGGTTTGTGGATTTTCAGCATCAGATAAATACCACTAGCTTAATGAGTCTAGACTTATCAGATTTTTTTGAAGGGGATTTAACTTCTGTTATAGAAGCCTTTGAAATGACGGGGCTGAATAATATGGACTTCATACTGAGTAATTTTGCAGACACGCACGGAATAAAGAGGGTTTGGTTCTTGTCAAAGACCACCAACACACAGCCAAAGGAGGAGGAACATGAAAACACAAATAGATAAGAGTAAAAAGTTAAGAGCAATAGACTTTTTGAGTGAAACCCCTACATTTATTCAGATATTAGAGAGGGTAGTAAGATCAGAGGAGTTTCAAAAAGCATATAAAAGGGAGTGCGAAAAGACTTTTGGCAAATCCCCTACCAACAATGGTAAGGAAAGGACTAACAATGGAAAATAATATTAAAGAACAAATAAAGACGGTAACCACTCCAGGAGTTGTATTACTTTTTGAGGGAAAGCTGGTTAAAGTAGTAGGGACTGGCGAGGGCAAAACTATACATATGCAGGTAATAAGTGATGAGGATAAAGATAAATGTCCTCATTGTGGAAAACCTATACCTACTGAGTTAGCATTTCTTGAACATTCTCCTATGTTTCAAGGGGGAGCCAAACCTGTGCTAACTATAGAGTAAAGTCTGACACTCTACCTTGATGGTAAACTTCATCAGGAAACTGGTGGCGTGCTCGCAACTATCAAGGTAGGCTGTGAGCCTTTATGGGTGGGTAGGGTCAAAGGGACGCATATGACAGTCTAATATCCACTAGCGGGTAGTTGTAGCACACGCTAGTTTACGAGCTACAACAGACAATAACGGTTGAAGATGCCCCACCCAACAGAGGCTCTTAGGATAGCTTTGAAAACTAAATAGAGGTAATTACGCTTTAAATACAGCGTAAGGTGAGAAACCATTGCAGGGATACCCACTACCAGAGGCGTATACGCCAAATTAAGACTATAAAAATATAACTGGAAGTCTCCTATTCCCTACTGCCTCCACTTAGTTTTCAAGATAGCTTTAAGGATTAGGTTGGGGTCGTTTAACTATTAAGACTGGTCGACCAATTTGGGTGTAAATCCCAACCCCGACTCCAAGTTAGTTAGTATTTATAGTTTAGGAGGATAAGATGAAGAAGATAACGCCAGAAAAACTAGCAAAATACACAGCAACCTCCTCTGAAGGTAATACTCTTACTCTTGACGTATTGGAAAAAATATACCTGGAGGCAATTAAGGTTCCACAGCCAGTAGGCATTGAGTTTAGATGGAAACTAGTATTTAGAAAGTCTTTTCCCTTTATTAGACTTATGAAGGTTGGGAAATGGATATATAAAGGCAAGTAATAATTTATTTAGTTAGGGAAAGGGAATAAGATGGATAAAGAAAATATCATTGTTCTGCTTATAAGCATATTGTTTATAGCTGGTATTTGTTTCGGAGGTTATAAACTTTTTGTTCTCTCTTCTATTCAACAAACTGAAAAAAGGCAGTATGAGGCAATCCGTAGAGGTATAGATGCAAAAATTGAGTCGGGGAGGGTGAAGAAGTGTGAGAGTTCCAATCCCACGAGAACAGCAATAACCTCGGTAACAAAGGACAGCACAATATCGGGCAAAATGACAGGAGATATAAATGGCTTTGTTATAGGATTAGCTGGTTTGGGAATGTATGGAAAAGTAGATGGGAAGGAAAGTGGGGAGTTTAAAACTGAGCTGTATTATTACTTTTATAAGATTTTACCTAATTCCTCGTTTAAACTAGACAAGGTTCCTGTTGAACAGACTACTATATCGGAGAAAGACGAGCAACCTGTGCTAGAAACTTATTTAGATTGTGGTACGAACACAGTGTTAGAATATATTATTATTGTCCCTGTGGGAAGTATCGTAAAAGATTTTAGATTATAAAAGGTTAAACCATGAGAATATACAATAGGAAACCTAAAGATAATATAGAGTTAAAGAGAGAGTTTGATAACAAATGGTTTGACCTAAGTTTTGAGGTTTTAGATGGTGATTACAGGAAATACAGCCCTAAACTTATATGGAACTTCTTTCTCCCTCATCTCAAAGACGACAATAAACACGACAGTAAGTCCGAAAGAGACGACAATAAGATACGCAGGGAAACCTTGTGTGACTTTTTACTTTGGAAGTATCAGAGAGATAACCCTGCATGGAAAATAACTGAGATGTACCCTACGGACAAAGACTTGGTAGAAGAATATCTCAAGAAGGAGGAAAGCGAGAATATACAAGGGAAATAATAAAAACAAAGACCCCTACGGTAATCCAATAGGAACTAAATATGACATGGTGGATGTAGAAACAGGTAAGGTGGTAACTAAAGGGACTACAATAGGCTGGAGTAAGGGTTTTGACATATCCAAGTCTTTAATTGAAGGTATGGAGAAGAAATCGTGAGAATATATAATAAGATACATTTAGAGATATTGTGGTGGATAAAAGAGAATAAGACAGAAGTGATAACTCATGTGGTGATACTTACTTTACTTGCCATTGGCTTAGTATTAAGTTACCTATATTTTAATGAGACGACAAGATAAACTAACCTTTTTAGATAAGAAATCGGAAGCATTAAAGGAGGTTAAGAGGAAAATGGGGGAGAGTGAGCTTACTTACTTTTATGCAATACAAAACTATTTAGAAATGGCAATAGATGAGTTTGTTATGGTTGACAGTGGAAGGAGGTGTTCTTGTGGTGAACCTTTACCTAAAAGAAATAGAAGTGGGCTATGTAGAACCTGCTATAAAGAAGTCTATTGGAGAAACCCTGAACATATACAAAAGATGCACTTAAACAGTAGAAAACATTATGTTAAAAAGAAAACTATTGTTTTGGCTAATCTAAGTCACATAGGTAATTCCGCCACACGCTAGTTGTAAAGTAATTCAAGCACATTCTAGTTGTGAACCATTTTAGAAGCTACCTAATACTTCCACTTGTGCATAACCCATAGTATATAATTAATGTCCATCAAAAAACCATCTATAATACTTCATGTCTGTATAAGTGGTACAGATGAGTAAATCATAGACGGTCTTTTGTCTTACTTGGCTTTGGTTATCTCTATATTGTAGGTTTCTCCGTTGTATTCAGCACTAGAGTATTCAATAGGGTCAAGGAAATGAACTTTTCCGATGTTGCCTATTATCTTCTCTATATACTTTTTGACTAGTTGGGACGCTTCTTCTTCATTTTTGGCAATCTGAAGAAAGGACATCCTCCTATCTTCTAGTATTTCATATTGAACTAAATATAGTTTAAGCATTTTATAATCTTTCAATTAATTAATTTAAGTTGTCAAAGAACTGTTAGCATAACCTATAGCATGGTGTTACTGTGATTCTGACTTCTCTAACAAATATTAAACTTTGTAAGCCTCATATCAGATAGACGATGATTAAAGAATCTCACCATCTTTTTATTACCTAGTTTCTTCCATTCAAAACGTAACATTTTATACGTAGAGTACGTAGTTATAGTTTTAAGGTCTGGCGTTGCTACTATCATTTAATCACCTACTTTCAATTTCAATTTTAGAAACTCATCGCCACCCACTTGCGAGATTTACAAGTGGACAGCGTCAATCTCCAATCTATTTAACCTCTACAGGTTGCCCACTTAATTTGATGTTGTGTAGCTGTACTTGAGTTTTGATCAAAGCTTTTGATATTGAGCAATCACCCACAACGTACCAATGTTTTAACTCTTTGTTGTATTGTTGTATCTCGTATGCTCTAATACCCATGCCTGAGATATACGTTACCACTTTCTGTTGTTTATCTAATATCACAAAATCACCACCTTTCAATAAATTTATACTAGTCTATAGGTCTTTCTTCCTCTCTACATCTGTTACGCTGTCAATTAACGTGAACCCAAAGTCCTTCAAGTGCCATAAACTTTGTCTACTTCCTATTCCTATAGGCAACTGATAGTACTTGGCTAGAATATCCCTTGCATTTTGCATATACATTGAACCATAGCCATAAGTAAACGGTAGACGTTCTATTAACTCACCATTAACGTATACCTCAACACTATGGTAAGTATTACCGTTGACACGCTCAAACCATCTTCTACCAATAATTGTGATGGTTGCTTTCTTTGGTAATTTCTTCATACTTAACACCTCCTTATTATAATTGTAGGCTGTTGGGTATAACCACTCCATTTATGTTAGTGTGTAGTCATAGAGCTACAAGACTAACCCACCTATCAAAGAATTAGATACTCATCATCGCCAACAATTGAGATTATTAGCGATGTCAATCTCTAAGTTATAAAATCAGGCTAAAATTACTTATAGGTTAATAGATACAAGAAGCGATTGTGTAGTTGTTAGAAGGTATTGGTTTGTCATCAAGATATATTGTTGCTCCTCTTGGGTCTGTTTGGTAGAAAATATACAGCTTAAGGCTGTTAGCTTTCTTGTTAGCTTTGCCATACCATTCCGCCAGTTGAATTTCATGAACAGCTTCGTTGCTGACAAGACCGTTACAATAACCTTCGTGTAAAAACCTTATATTCTCTCCAATACGTCTAAACCAATTGAATTGATTCTTAGTGATGCCTAATCTTTCGCAAACTGCTTGTCTGTACTGGTTATATTGTTCTCGTTCTTTTTTATTGAACATGGATTCTTTCTGCCTGATTTTAATTTCAAGGTACAAACTAAATAACTGCTATCTATTATAGATGTTACACTATATAGACTAGCTGTCAATACTTTCTTTTGTATGGTAAAATTGGTTATATGAATGATGATAGTAACCTCACCAACACAACAGAAAATGCAGTACAGGGCATTGTAGAGTCTTCCAAGATCCCTCAAGGTGTTCAGAGCCTCACAGAGAACGTGGAGGGTAAAAAGAGTGGGGAGGCAATCATGAATCCTCATAGTTTTGATAGTCCATTGGATTTGACCAAAAGACCAATGCCTAATGGTATGAAGCCGCAGCGATTGACTGTTAAACAAAAGTTGTTTGCCCAGGAATATGTTGCTAATAAGGGCAATGGGACACAAGCAGCGTTAAAGGTTTATGACGTTAAGAATGCAGACGTAGCAAATACTGTTGCAACTGAAAATATTCGGAAACCATTGGTAGCAGAAGAAATAATGCGTGGATTTGAAAAAGCAGGATTAAGCAAAGAAAAAGTCTTCGAAAAGTTCACAGAAGCCACATTGGCAGGAATTGGCGAGAAGGCTAAGAATTCAGACTCAATAAAAGGATTTGAAACACTATTCAAGCTATTCAATTGGTTTCCAAACAACATCAAAAGATCCCAGCATGAAAGCATAAAGTATGTGTTTGATGGTAAGAGTGATAAAGAACTTAATGACCTTGCGATGGATCGTGCTAAGCGTATTCAACAGAATGCAGATACTCAAATTGTAGACGTCGTATAATACACAATTAACGACGTGTTACAACAATACCCTACAGCTACAACATATTGTATGTATGTCTAGCCATATGACAATTAGTCATTTGTCCTATAGTATATATACATTAACCTATAGCTACCCCCATACACCCCATTTGGTTAAGTAAAAGTAACGGTAAGGACCTCGTAAGTATGCGATATATTTTTTCAGAATCGACCCCTTGTCAAATCAACCTTAAATGCCAATCGTCCATCGTCCAGATCAAAAATATGCAAAAATCATATTTTCCAGGGTATAAGTCAAACAAACGCTTGACAACAGTCCAAAATCATCTATACTACACGGTATATGAATATAAATATGTTTACCCAAGTTGTTAGTAGGAAAGCTGATTCTAAAATAGTTGGAGAGGATTTTAGCAGTCATGAGTTGTGCCAAGCTTTAGCTGATGGGTTTAAGATAATTGATAAGTCTATCTGTGTAAATGAGTCCGCTATGGTAATTGTTTATATACTAGGAAAGAAGGATAAATGACTATATTAGCAATTCTACTTTTTATACCAATGGCAGTTATAATACTTACTTTATTCTGGCTTATCCTGTTTATTGGGTTGGGTATTGAGGTTGAAAGTAGCGATAAGTTTCCAGCTCTTCTAGGATCTTGCTCAGCCCTATGCATCCTTGGGTATCTAATTCTTACTGGAGTTATTAAATGAAGACAGGCTATTATAAAAGACAAGGTGAATTAGTAGCTAGAGCTAAACACTTTTGGAATAGCGATCAGTATGCTGAAGGTAAATGGGAACAAGTTGAAATTTTGGGGAAAAGGACCGACAGAATGGGAGACTTTTCGTTTGGGTGCTGTCTAATACGTTTTAAAGATGGAACTATGAAGGAAGTGTATGAGGATGAAGTTTCATTGCCATTATGAGAGAAATCAAATTTAGAGCTTGGGATACAGAAAAAAAAGAGATGACCTATACGCCAGAGGTATGGGGGGAATCTGATGATTATGGGGAAGACGGTTCATACCCCAATAGAATGTCAATAAATGGAATATTTAATGGTGGTTCAGTCACCTATGGGGAATATGTATTCATGCAATATATAGGCCATAGAGATATAGACAATAAAGAAATATTCGAGAGTGATATTTTGGAGGACGATTACCACGTTATCTGTCCTGTATTCTGGGACGATCTAGAAACTGGTTTTAGAATGAAATCTGAGAGGGATTGGTGGAAATGCAAAGTTATAGGAAATATTTACGAAAACCCTGGATTATTGAAAGGAAACAAATGATAAAAGAATATATAACTACCTTACAACTAACAGATCTTGAATGGAAACTTATGGTGATGGGGCTTTTTAATGATCCTGAATACCTAAAAATACAACAGAGATACTTTAATAATTATACTAATTTTCTATGTGGAAGGTATGATAAAATTTAGTGAGATTTATTAACATTCGTCAATTATTAAGAAGTTTTAACAAAGAGGTTAAAGACCTTCCATTTACTGTTACAAGACTTGGTCAACCACTCGTTTTAGTATCTGCGGTGGTAGAGTCAAAAAAGATTGAAAAGATTATCTCAGAGCCTCCTACAGTCTCACAGACCCATCCACGACCATTATATGGACCTACTAATCAAATACCAACTTCTAAATGCTCTGTTCCTTCTTGTTATGAAGAAGCCACGGGTACAGGTAAAGTCTATCAGGATGGCGAGTGGGTCTCAAAACCAATGTGTAATAAGCATATTATTTCTTCTTTAAAAGAGTATTTAAAAGCTACTTAAGAGTTATACTTATTACAGGAGGTAGGTATGCTGAAAATTACAGTTCTATTTACCCTGATCGATTTAAAGGCGTGTGAGTTCAGTATGGAGTTTACAGGTACGAGTTTTCCAAATATTTTTGAACAAATACTAACTTTAGCCCGTAACAATGATCTTTTTAATTGGAAGATCACAACGCAACTAACCCCCTAATTTAACTATTGGGGGTTTTTAATTTCTGTGATATAAGTAATGTAATGAAAATGGTCTGCGACTCTTGCCTAGATAAGTTTGACTATGATCCAGAGGACGTTGTAAGAGTAGCACGCATACCCGTAACATATTGTCCTTCCTGCGGAGCAGAGGTAGTTTTACCCGAAGATGATGTTTTTGACGAGATTTTAACTGAACCTGAGACAGATGAAATAATTAAATTAGAAGCTTTAGAGGAGGAAGATGAAGCAGTCGATTACAGAACTACACGAAACGGTCACTGAGCTACATCACTCTAAGAATTGGCAAAAGCCAAAGTCTAATCATCCTTGGCGTCGCTACACGATTACTCCTGTTTTAGTTGATGTCATAATTGAGAAGAAAGAGTTAATTTCAGTTAAAGAATTCATCACACAGTTATCTAATGCTGACTGGTCGACTTACGACATTAGACTAGATGGAAACTTTGAAGGAACACCTTATCACACTCTCTCCCTTTTACCACAAGAAAAACAAGCTGCATGGATTTGTAATATGTTAAAAAAATACTATGTCCAACGATTTTAAAAAAGCATCTCTTTTCAAATCTAAGAATTTTGAAGACCCCTTAGATGAGATAGAAAAAAAGCATGGTAAAAAGATGCGAAAAGAAGCGGAAGCTGAAGAAGGGGATTACGATTTATTACAAACTGATAAGGATTCTGGTCCAGAGTATGTGGCCGCCCAGGAGACCCAAAAGTTAAAAGACTCTAAAGCTAAAAAGGAAGAAGCAGCCGATTACGTTGCCAATACGCTTTCTCACGAATCATATCGAGCTAACCTTGCGGAGTGGGGTATGTATTTATTGATGCAAAAGGACTTTCCTATAGGTTTTGAGTATCATTGCATCCCAACTAAGGATGGATCTCTTAATATATATGGGAAACACTTTTTTACTCAAGAGGGCATTTTATTCGTTTTAAAAGCTCCCAACGGAAAGGTGTTTATCAAAGCTGTAAGATCTAGTTATAACTCGGAGATGGATATTAATGCTGTCGGACTCCTGTCAGTAGAGATGGAAAATACAGTCGACTCATTAAAAGGTCTTTTACTATCGGATAAAAAAACGGATACTTCAATTATAGTTTAATATGGCAGAAAGAATGATGACGCAAGCCGAAAGGCTCCAAAAGATAGCTGAAATAAAAGAAATGGATGAAATCTTAAAGGAGCTTGATAGTAGAAGGTTTAAAAAAAATTTCTGGTTGTTTAATAAAGAAGTTATGAAATGGCCCGACCTCTATGAACCGTTACATAAGACAGTCTGCGACTTTATCCAAAAAAACATAAGTACTAAAAAGATCTTATTGTTACTTCCTAGAGGTTGTTTTAAAAGTTCTGTTGTCACCGTCTCTTACCCGTTATGGAGGATTGCCCAAAATCCTAATTCAAGAGGACTAATTGCTAATGCAACTTATCCTATGGCTGTCACGTTTTTAGGTCAGGTTAAGGACGTTTTAGAAAAAAATGAAGAATATATAAATTTATTTGGAGACCTTGCTACAAACGCTCCAACGTGGAAAGAAGATGCAATTCAGGTCCCCACTCCCGATTCGTATCGATCTAAAGAACCCACAGTTACAGCGTTAGGTGTTGGTTCGAATTACACAGGAAAGCACTTTGACTACGCTATATTAGACGACCTTGTGAATAGAGATAATATTGGAACGATGGATAGAATTAACCAAGTTTTAAATTTCTATAAGGACGTACTGGATTTGGTTGACCCAGATCAAAATGGGCATAAGCCTATAATCGTGATCGGAACGACTTGGCACCAGTCTGATCTTTACTCGTGGATTCAAGATCCTGATACTCAGATTATTGGAGACTTCGCCGTTATGTGCCTTCCTGCGTACACGGGGGAGTGGGGAAAAGGCGAGCTTTTGTTTCCAACACGTTTGACGTGGAACGTCCTAGACGGGTTAAAAAGGCAACAAGGTATGAGTCACTTTGCAGCACAATATCTTTTGGATCCCGTACCAGAAGAAAATGCTACGTTTAAAAAATTTAGATACTATGAACCTTCGGATTTAAAAGGTCTTCAATTAAATAAATTCGTTTTAGTTGATCCTGCAATCTCAGAATCCAAGGAAGCGGATTACTCGGCCATGGTATGTATTGGAGTAGATAATAAAAACTGTTGGTACATACTTGATCTTTGGAGAGATAAGGTAAATCCTAAAAAATTAATAGATCAGATTTTTAACTGGGATACAAAGTGGAAGCCTATAACTACGGGGATCGAGTCTACTGCATTTCAAAAAGTATTAAGATTTTTCATGACAGATGAAATGAAAGTCCGTGGTCATCATCTTCCTATAAAAGAGCTTTCGCATACAGAAAGATCTAAAGAAGACCGAATTAAAGGTCTTGAGCCTAGGTATGAGATAGGAACAGTATTCCATAATAAAGCAGATCCAATGACTAAGTATCTTGAGGACGAGCTTCGTCGCTTTCCTAAAGGCAAAAATGACGATTTTTGTTTTGTTGGTAACACGAAAGTTAAGACTGTTTTAGGAGATGTAAATATTAAGAACGTGAAAAAAGGGGACTTTGTTTATACAAGTGGGGGTATAAAAAAGGTCTTAGAATCTAAATGTACTGGTGTGAAAGAAGTTATAACTAGATTTGGTATTACAGCAACCCCAAATCATCCTTTAATAACAACTAAAGGAATCAAAAGATTTGATAGTTTAGAAGCATCTGATATACTATACATATGGAACGAGAAACTATTATGTATGGAGGAAAAAAATATCATAGATATCCAGAGTCAAAGAGAAGGCAGTTTAGAGTATATTTCTGGAAGCATGATAAACAGTTTGCTCCACCCGTTGCATTACATAGGCAGATATGGATTGATAATTTTGGGGAAATTCCTAAAGGTTATATTATTCATCACAAGGATGGCGATTCGTCCAATAATGAAATTTCAAACTTGGCTATGCTTAAATTCTCAGATCATGCAAGACTGCACTCTTTGGAGCCAGAAAGAGTGGAAACGTCTAAAAAAAATATTGAGATTGCACGTATTGCAGCGTCTAAATGGCATGGGAGTGAAGAAGGAAGGGCTTGGCATAGAGAGCACGCTAGATTGCAGGGTTTTGGGAAAAAGAAAAGTTTATAATTTATTAGTGGAAGACTCTCACGAATTTATTGCGAATAATATTTTGGTTCATAATTGTGATGCCCTTTCGTTTGGGCTAGAAGTCGCATTTCCTGTTAAAAAATTTGAGGAAAGAGAACATAGCGGATATAAGAGTCGCTATCCTGCATAGTTAAGTTATACTTATAATGTATGATTGAATTTAGAAACAAAGCCGATGCTAAAATAACTCAGGATTACAAACCTGACGATAAAATCCAATTTGATCGACAACAGGTATATAAAAGATACACTGACATGAAAAATGGCCGTATAGTAAACGGCAAATCTTTAGAATCACTATGGGATAAATGGGAAAAACAATACGAGGCATGGAGACCTGCAAAATCCGAAGATGATTGGCAGTCCGACATCGTTCCACCTTTTACTACAACTATCGTTGAAAGAGCCCTTTCTGAAATCGTAGGGCAGACTATAAGACCAATAGTCGCAGGTCGTGGTGAAGAAGATAAGATGAAAGCCAAGCTTATGAATCATATCGTAGACTATACTTGGGAAGTCGGGGATGGGGATTTACAGATTCAAGATACTTTAAAATCCATGCTCGTTCTAGGGAAAGCTATTTGGCAAGAGGACTACTGGATTGATAAAAGAGTAGTTAAAGTTTTGAAAAAATTCGACCCAGAAAAACAAATTGAAGATTACGAAGAGAAAACGATTTATGATTATAACGACGTCTACGGAGAGTGTATTAATCTTAGGGATTTTTTTATTGACCCTGCTGCAAAAACTATTAATCGAGGTCGATATAAAGCTAAAGATTGTATACGAAGATACATCATGGGTTATGACGCTTTCATGGAGTCGTTTAAAGATTCTATTTGGGATCAGTTTAAAGCAACTAAGTATGTAAAACCAACAAGCGTAATCTCAGATGCAGCCGAATACTATCAATTTTATTCCCCAGTTAAAGGTATGAGTGACGACGAAGTAGAGATTCTATTCTACTGGTCAAGATACCCAGATAAACTTATTATTTTAGCAAACGATATTGTTATTCGTGATGGTCCAAATCCATATAATCATAAGCAACTTCCTTTTGCTGAAGCTTCGGATGTTAAAAGACTCAACGGGTTCTGGGCAAGAGGAGAACCTGAACTGTTAGAGTCGATTCAAGACGAGCTTACTACAATAAGAAGAATGCGACTCGACCAGCAACATTTAAATATATTTAGTCAGTTTTTAGTATCTAATCGTGAAACTTTAGATGATGAGAATAACATCATACATCCCTCCTCTTATATACCAGTCGACGACCCAAATGCGGTAAAACAAGTAGACCATGGCCAAATTAACACCTCATCTTACCAGGAAGAGGGACTTTTAAAAGAAGATGGAAGACAGGTTACGGGAGTTTTGAACCCTCAACCATCAGGAACAGCCACGGAGGCTGCTATAAATAAAGAATCAACGATGAAAACCCTTCAATTAAAGGTTTGGAACGTCTGTAGAGAGCTTTTAGTTGATGTTTTAAGACTTAGAGTACCAAATATCATTCAATACTATTCAGCACCTAACATAGAACGTATCTTAGGGGACGAGGCGGATAACTATCGAAGGATAGTAACCCAGGATGTCGCTCTAGAGATGACTGCGGATGGACAAATGGTTGAGAAAAAGTCAAAAGGTGAGAACTTTTTTGACGTTAAACCTGAATATATTATTCCTTTATATACAAAATATGACATCAGACTCACATCTGAGCCTACATTCCCACTTTCCAAGCCGTTATTACAGCAAAAGGTTGGGGAATTTATGCAACATCCAGTGTTTCAGGCAGCAGTTGCAAATGGATACTACGATGTTGGTAAATCCGCAGATAAATTATCAGAAATTAACGATTTTGACCCAGATGATTTTAAAGCCGAGGCCGAAGGTCAGGGACAAGGGCAAGCCATCGACCCTGCGGTACTTTTAGAGATGGCAAATAGAGAAAATGAAGCATTTTTAAAAGGAAAGGCTCTTTCTGGAACCCCGTATGCCACCTCCGAGCATACAGGAGTTCACCTGGCATTCATTTCTTCGCCAAAGTTCATTCAGGCGTTGAAAGATAAGCCAGAAATAGGACAGAATATTGCAAAACACATAATGGAGGAAGATGCGGCTATAAAAATGAGAGGTCAGGGATCTCCTGATGTCAGACCTGAACAAAATGGACTCGACCCAATGTCTCCAGGATCTAAAGGGGATGTCGGCGGAGGTATCATGCAGGGCGAGGCGAAGGCTTCTATGCCTGGAAGGATGGTAGGATCAGAAGGCGTTCCTAACGGTTTAAATGGCTAAAATAGACACTAAAAAGATAGCTCAAATAAAGAAACTTACTATACCTTTGGAGGTATTAGAAAAAGTTAATAATCTAAGGGAGATGCCTGAATGGGCAGCTTTAAAAATCGTTATGCAACTTTATATAGATAATAGAATGAGTGTTGCTTATAATCTGGATGAGAAGAATCCTAATTTTTCAATTTTACATGCTAAAGAATCAGCTCAAGCACTGGCTTTTAAATATTTAATTCAATTTGTTGACAGGGAATTAAAAAGATTAAGTCAGGAGGAAAGTGGATTCTAATATCCTAGGGGATGCTTTAAATAACATAGTTCAGTTTTTTCGTGGAAGTCCCACAGTGGTTAAAAATGGACCACAGATGGTTGCAAGTCAGTACGTAAGCAAACCCCAAGCCAATCCTTCCGATTATCAAGCCCCAACTCAACCTACTCCAGCAGAGTCTTATCAGGCCCCAGCTCAAGCTACGGCTACTCAGGACTATCAAGTTAATCCTTGGGAGCAGATGGGCCGACCTTCAACCAATCCTTATACAGATCTTTTATTAAAAGTCTTCGGACCCGATTTAGCACCACAGGCAGAGCAAGTGCTAAGGTGGGGAACACCTTCTTATCAGGGTAAATATGGGGTAGATTACGGGGGAGAGAACCTTGGGTATAACCCAGAGTCTATTAATTACAATGAGAATGGCAGTACGGACATAGGTTTGTTTCCTATAAATAGTGGAACATACCAGGATTTTGCGTCTAGAATGGGAGAAGTTTTAAGTTCACTAGGGATCACTAATTATAAGGATCTTTATAATCCTGAGTTAAATGCTCAGATGGCAAAATTAATTCAAGAACAGCAAGGATGGGGAGCCTTCTATGGTGCTCCTGAGAGTCTAAGAGGTCAGTAGTTCTAGCAGACATTGTGTTTAAGTGCTAGTATAAGTTAATATTTATTTCGGGGAGTGCACTGCTTGCATCCGAGAAAGGTCTTTATGGCAGACGAAAAAAAAGAAGAAATTGATACTATTTCAGAAAATCCATTCGAGAAAAAATCCCAAGAGTTAGAAAAGAAATTAGGTGATCTTACAAAAGAAAAAGAAAAGATGGAGGAGGCTTTAAAACAAGCTGACATCTTAGGTAATGTTGTAGATGCTTGGACTAAGGAGGATCCTAAAGGTTTAGAAACCTTAAAAAAACAGTATGCAAAAATTTATGGAAGCCCCGTGGTTCCTGAAAGAGAGCCAGTTAGTGAGCAACCAGAAAAAAAGCCAACGAAGGAGGTGGCTGATGATATGGATAATGGAAAGATTAAAGAGGTTGACGAGAAGCTTAACAAAGTAACAGCTACCCAAAGGGAGCAGGTTATTAAGGATTTTGAAGAAAAGGCTGGTATAGATCAGTTACCAGATGAGGAAAGAAAAGAAGCAAGAAGAAATATTGAGGCTCATTTAAATGTATTTGGCCAATCAGTACAGACAGCACCTATTGAGACTTTAAATACAGTTTTAAAGGAATCTTATAAGGTTGTAGCTATGGACAAAGCAGTTAAAAACAATGGCTATGAGGCTGCTGCCGATGCCTATAGAAACCTTTCAGGTTCAATGCCTACAATGTCTTCGAGAAACCTTCCAACTGAGGAAGAGACTGGAAATTTAACTCCAAAGCAGAAAGTCTGGGCGGATAAATTAGGAGTAGATCCTAAGAAGGCCGAAGAGGCAAATAAAGCCAAAGACGTGGAGTCTAAAAGAGTTCCAGAGGCAGAAAAAAAGATAAAGAAATAACAACTCTAACAAATATATTCGTACATTCTATGTGAAATACATTGTCATATGTTGACGCTGAACTTATACTTAATATAGTAATTATTTCAGGAGAAATATATGGCAGGATTCCAATTTAGAAAATCGATGATTTCAAAGGACGAACCTATCCTGTTTTATTTCATTGTTGATAACAGCGATACGTTAACCGTAGGTGATGCAGTAATGCTAAATTCCGATGGTCATGTTGTTGTTGCTACAGCAGGAGAAGAGGTTTTAGGTATCGTACAAGGAGTATGTACCTATAATACTCATCTTCCAATCGCTACAGATTCAAGTACAACTGATACTTGGACAGTAGATTCAGACAATGAAACAGTGGATATGGCACAGGCCGTTGTGATTATGGATAAGAATGCTTTGTTCTCTATTGACGTTGCTTCCGACCTTGCCACAACTAATTTAATGCAGTTCTTTGACTTAACTGACGAAGATAGCATTAACTATAGTTCTGCAAGTGATACGACAGGGCAATTTCAGTTAATTGGTTTAGATCCAGATAGCGATGGAGATGCTTCCAAAGGTCTCTTTAGAATAGCCGAGAGTATGTTGGATCCATACGCACAGGCTTAAAGTATTTATTTAATTTGAGGATTATATATGGCAGCAATTAGACCACAATTTAAAGACGAATTAGACCCTAGTTTAAGGGCTATATTCTTTGATCGATATGACGCTGAGCCTCAGATGATGCCTGAGATTTTCAATGTTTTAACCTCTGATAGAGACCAAGAGACCGATTCTGGTACGACTGGCTTTGGAAAGATGGTTCAGACAGATGAAATGGGGGCACTAGACTACGAAGATCCTGTAAAGATGTTCAAAACATCCTACACTCACTTAAAGTATACAAAAGGCTTTAAGGTTTCACAGGAACTTGTTGAGGATGACCAACACAATGTCATCAGCAGAATGCCAAAAGCACTCGCTAAGTCAGTAGTTTACACAACTGAGTTTCATGCAGCTAATGTTTTCAATAATGCATTTTCAACCTCTTATACAAGCTACGGAGACGGTAAACCACTTTGTTCTACAGGACATACTAGAGCAGACGGTGGAACAGCTCAATCCAATGCTTCAGCAACAGGTATTGCATTTACAGAGCCAAATCTTGAGACAGGGAGACTTGCACTTGAGAAAGCTCTTAACGATAAGGGTCAGATAGTTAATTTCATGGCCGATACGCTTATCGTTCCAGTTGATTTAAGAAAATCAGCACAAATCCTAACTCAGTCTACGCTTAGACCAGGTTCAGGTAACAACGATGTAAATATTTACGAGGGAGTGTTTAAGGTAATGGCTTGGAGATATTTAACATCTACGACAGCATGGTTCTTGGCAGACAAGAGTAACCACATGCTTAATTGGTTCTGGAGAATTCGACCTGAATTCAAGTCAGACTACGCTTTTGATTCCGACGCAGCACTTTACAAGGTAAGAGTAAGATTTGCTCTTGGATGGAGCGACTGGAGAGGTGTTTGGGGATCCAAAGGTGCAGGTGCAGCTTACACTGATTAGTTAGTATTAATTTGATATTTAGATGAAGAGCGAAAGGTCCTTTGGGGCCTAGTAGCTCTTCATTCGTTAAGAGAGGTTTATTATGGGTGTAACAAAATTTGATCGTGTGGATTCATCGGCAAACCTTCAGGTAGTTACCAGTTTGCCAGCTACTCCTAGTGTTTACTATGGAATAGCATCTAATGACGTCAACTCTGTAGAGTGGGTGAGTGGAGAGGTAGTCTATCATTCTGGGGACAGTAGAATATATATTCAAACCTCTACGAGTGGCACTACGGCTGTTTGGAAAAGACTTTTAACACAGTTTGCAACTTCAACATCTACATCTACGTCAACAACGACTTCGAGTTCAACGTCAACATCGTCAACAACTACGATGGCTTAGTATTTAATTAGTAAGGAAAAATATGGGTGTAACAAAATTTAGTCGCTTGGATGCGACAATGAACTTACAAGTAGTCTCTAGTCTTCCAGCTACTCCTGCTGCTTATTACGGAATTTCTTCAAATGATATTGATTCCGTAGAATGGGCAAGTGGAGAGGTGGTTTGGCACTCTGGGGATAGAAGAATGTATATTCAGACTTCTACAAGTGGGAGAACAGCAGTATGGAAGAGACTCTTAACACAGTTTAATTCCAGTACTACTAGTACGTCTACGAGTACGTCTAGTACTACATCTTCAACCAGCTCAAGTACAAGTTCAACTTCGTCTTCGACGAGTTCTACTTCTACAAGTAGCTCAACGTCTAGTACTACTTCGTCTTCTACTTCTTCGTCATCGACAACTACGATGGCCTAATATGGATTGGGAAAGATGGAAGTTTAAAGAATCTTGGGACAGTCTATGGGCACGACCTTATATTAATTATAGGAAGCATCATAGACTGTTTTGGGATCTTATAGAGGAAAAGTCTACAGGAAAGATCCTAGATCTTGGCTGCGGACCTGCTTGTATTTGGGAAGGGACTAATAAAGATGTTACAGGAGTTGATTATTCTAAGAACGCTATTTTGGAGGCAGAGGAGAACTTTCCTAGTGGGAGGTTTATTGTTAGTGACGTCGCTGACGTTCCTCTATTTGAAACTTTTGATACTATTGTACTTTGTGGGGTTGTTAACTATTTTACTGACTTATCTCCC